CAGGAATATCGCATCGTCGGGATCTCTAAAGAAGAGTGGATCCTCTCCCTTTCAACCGGCGGCGCATGGTGGGGCGAACGCCTCATTTCGCTAAGCCTCGAAGCTGCAGGCGAACACGGCTGCACCGCAACCGTGCAGAGCCGCTATTCCGGCGTGGAACACTCCGATGGCCCCGATCTTCTCGGCCGCATTCATGTTCAACTGGTGGGCGATGAGCTCGGCCGCGATTCGGACGCGTTTCTCAAATTCAAGACCTGCGTGGAAAACTCCTACAGCCACGAGACGAAGTGCGAAGAGAAGTTTCGCAAACGCGCCGCCGCGCAAACCAGCAAAGCGCAAGGCGATAACGCCGTAGATCCGTCGAAGAATTGGAACATCACGAAGCCGTAAGCGAGGGAATCGAATGGCCATCTCAGAAGTCACCGCAGTCCGAACGGAAGAAGAGAGCGATCCCGATTTCGTCGTTCCTTTCGATCCGCGCACCGAAGTGTCGGCCGACGCAAAATACATCGTCAAAAAACTCATCCTGTGGTTTTTCGTGCTCCCGCTCGTCATCACAATTGTGGTCTTCGCCGCGACGCGCTAAGGATTCGCAGTTCTCCGGGCGATCTCGCTCGAGCTGGCCACGGCGCGAGCCACGGCGCGCTCTTCCACTTGCGGCAACGCTGCGACCAGCCGCTGCACCATCGCGGGATCCGCGCCTCGCAGATCGTAATAGTGATTGTGGGTATCGCCTTTGCTTCCACTCTCGTGCAGCGATGAGTGTGGCGAGATGAAGGCGGCTCCTGAAGAATCGACGGTGAGCGGCTCCGGACCTTGTTCGCCGACCATGTAGGATGCGCCAGGCGTCAGATCTCCGCCGCCGGCGAGGCCTCCGCCGAAGGCCGTAAAGCTCAGCGGGTTGAAACTCGGCGCACCGCCGGCGCCAGCAGCCATGCCGGTTGTGCTCAGCGTCGTCGCGGCCGCCTCGAGCGCCGCGGCCGCGGAGTTCAGCATAGTCCCCGCAGTGGTGAGCGTAGTGCCGGCGCTTGCGAGTGCCGCAGTGCCGGTTTGTCCGCCTCCATTCAGGAGCGAGGGGAGAGAGCCGAAGGCCTCCTTCGGAAGATTTGTAATGCTCGGAAGTATTCCTGCGCCCAGGCCGGTTGCGCTGCCTGGCGCTGTCGGAGGCAACGCCGGCGCCGCGCCCTGTTGCGTGCCGCCGAAGATTCCTCCGCCACTGAATATTCCTTTCGCGATCTGCAGTCCATTGGTGAGCCCGCCAGCCAGTAGTTTGTTCAGCGCGAACTTCAGCGCCATCTGATCGAGCTCCTCGAAATATTTCCGCCATTGCGCTTTGCCGCCGGTGAGCGCCTCGACCGTATTGTTCTCGAAGCCGTCCAGGCCTTTGTTGAGAATGTCGAAGGTGAACGTGCCGTTGCGGCCAGCATCTTTTTGCAACTGAAGTAGGAAAGCCTGCATGCCGGCGGAGGCATCGCCGGTCTTTGCCATCAGTTTCTCAAGCTTGTCCGTGGACTCGGCCAGCTGTTCCTGCAGCTTCTGTTGCGCCGCCGCAAACTGCTCCGTCGTAATTCGGCCTTGTGCTTCCAGCGTGTTCAGAATCGCGAGTCCGGCATCGTATTTTTGCAGCGGCGTCTCGATGGACTCGATGGTCGCTCCGGCCTTAGTGAAGGCTTCGCTTGCGTCGGTTTGAATCTTCTTCAACTCCTGCAGGTCAGCAAATTGCGGCGCCAGCTGAAGCTCGGGCATGATCGGCTTCGCCGAAATATCGGGAGCCGCCATGGTCGGCCCGAATTTAAGCGATGCGGCCTTGAGATCTTCGGCTTGCTGCTTCGCCTTGGCGACAACCTGGTCGAGCCTCCGCTCGAATTCCTCGAGCCGCGCGGAGGCGACTTTCAGATCGAATGCAGAGACAGCGGAATCCTGCAGATCGCGGAAGTCTCTTTCCGCAGCCATCTTGAGTTCAGATATTTCAGTTTGCAGTTTGACGAGTGGATCCGTGGGTGGCGCAGCCTTCGCAATTCCCGAACTAAGTTGCTTCTGAAGAGCCTCGAAGGCCTGTCCGGCTTTCTCGAGATCCTCAGCGTACGATTTTGCGATTTGCGCGTGGGCCAGTTTGTCGCTGGCCTGCTCGATCTGCTGTGCATCCTCGAGAAAGCGCTGCGTGTTCTGAACAAGGGCGATGCCTGCAGCGTTCCCCGATGATTCCATGGCGCGCAGGTTCACTTTAACGCGATCGAGATCGTCCTGTATCAAAGCCAGCGCAGTGTGCGCGCCACTGGCGCTATCTGCGCGCAGAGCATCGTTCAGCTTTTCCTTCATGTCGCTGAAGGCCGCAGTCAGATTGCTGGCCTGCTCGTTGTCCTTCATCAGCTTCATGAGCAAATTACCGCCAAGATCGTCGGGCACGAGCATGGCGAGGCCGCCGCCGAGGTTGTGGAGCACGTTGCCCACGAGGGACCATGCGCGAGTTGTAAGGCTGGCTGCCTCTTGTGCTGCCTTGGCTTCGTTTTGCAGAGCCTCAGAAACCTGTTCGATGGCGCGGCGAGCCATCTCCGCGCCTTCCATTTCAAACTTCACTGCGACGGGTTGGCCGTTTACTTCGGCGATCTTCTTCTGAATCCCGCTTAACGCATCCTCGAATACTGCTTCAGACTTGTGCGCGGCGTCGCCCCACTTTTCCTGCGCCTGTTGTGCGTTCTCAATGCCCTTCGAGACGCGCTCGAATAGTTCCACGCCGGCGAATGCGACCGCTCCGAACGCCACTCCGCCCAGAGCTGAGGCTAAGGCCTTGCCAAACTGCGGAAATGTTTCCACCAGCAACCGCGTCATGGGGCGGTTGATGTGGATGCCCACCATCTCGTCGATCGACCGGAAGGCCTCCGCGCCCTCGCGCGAAGTGCGCTTCATCTCAGCCGACATCAGGGAAGAATTCGAGCGCGCGACTTCCGTGGCGGCCTGCATGCCGCGCTGGAATTCCGACATATCCAGGCCGAGGCCTGCGCTCATCGATCCAACACTTACGCTCATAATTATTTTTGGAGAGTTGCCGCGACAGCCACCAAACCGGATTGCATCACTTCAGCCATAGCTTCCGTGGCAGCGTCTTTCGAGGATTCAAATGCGGGCTTAAGCCATGGATGCGGCGGCGTATCGCGTCCGCCGAATTCAATCTGCAAGCCGGTTCTGCGAGCCTGGCGCTTCTCGGCCGCCATGTGCGGCGGAGCGTGCCCCACTTCCACAAACTTTCCGTACACGCCAGGCGAAGTGGAGGAATCGAGCGCGCCGGCGTATTTGCCGCGCTTTCGCGTTCGCAAACCACTGCGGCTGTAGCCAGGTCCGATCAACACATAGTTATCGTGGAAGTCTCCGGAGGTGTTGACGTGGACCTTGATGACGATATCTTCGGCGAGCTCGCCGGTGCGCTTGGGCGCGGAGGCCTCCGCCGCCGCCTGAACAATCGCGCCGCCCGCCTGCAGCGCCTGGTGCGCAATCTTCGATTCGAGCAACGCGGGAATCGACTGCATGTTGCGCTCGAGCTGCGCGCTGTCGATGTGAAATTGGATTCCGTCGGCCATTAGACCTTCTCTTCGACGAATGCTGTGAGCTCCGAATCGGCTACCTGGCCGCCGAGAACTTCATCGCGCTTTACGCCGACAAGCAGCTCCATATCGGAGTTCATGATCCGGATCCGCACGCCCTCCGGTTCGATCGCGATCACTTCGCAGAGCAGGAGCGCGGCGCCGCGTTCGTGAAGTTCCTGCCCGTTTACGTCGAGCATTTCACTCGCTCCATTCCTTGAGGCCCTACGGTCGTAACCTCGCCGGCGTCATTGATGCCAACGAAACTTGCTTTCAGCCGCGCGCGGAATGTGGCGACTTCGATAGGATCCACATGGAAGCTCTCTCCGCTCATGACCTTCTCTGCGAACTCGCGCATCTCGTCTTCTTCCGTCCTGGCGCCGGGCATGAAGTCCGCGGCCGTCAGCGGCCGGTTGTTCTCGAGATCCCGATTCTGATTCCAGAGATCGGCGCGGATCGTCGCGGCCAGCCAGCGTGCTTCATCCCGCGCGACCTTAGCCCGGTCCATCAGCAGATCGAGCGCGGCCGGCGCCAGGCGAAGGAATTCCTCTTCACTTAGCCGGAGATCGAAACGGGCAATGGCCCAGAGTTCGGCGATGCAGACTCTTCGCTGCTGGACGTCGCCGCGGCCGGCAGCAGCGGACTTTCCCCCTGCGCCTTCTCCTCCGATCTCGGGAAATAGGACGCGAGCGCCAGGGCTACCGCATTGACGGCCGGCGTCACATTGGCGAAGTCAATCATCCGCTCGAGCTGCGCTCGCGTGAATGGAACGATCCACGTTTCGCCGGCGTCGTCGTACTTGTGCAGCCCAGCCCACAGACAGGCGATGAAGCGCTCAGGATCCTCGAGTGGCGCGATCTTCTTCCAGCAGTCTCCGTCGAACAGATTGTCGCCGGTGAGTTGCTTGTAGAGAATGACCGCGTGAATCGAAAAGTCGAGCGGGTACTCGCGGCCACCCAGGGAGACGAGCTGCGGCGGCCGTCCGGTAATTTCCTGCTGCAGAGCTGCGTTCATGGCTATACCTTGCTAGTCAGATATGTTGCTGCGGAAGTTCTTACGACCAGGTCGCGGTGACGGCGCCGACGATCTTGATGGCTCCGGAGAACGTGATCGCCTTGTTGTACTCTGCGCCGGTTTTGAATTCCGACACATAGCCCTGGAAGATGAACGTGGTGCCGTCGGTGGTAGTGATCTTCCAGTAGTTCTCCGACGCGGATCCCGCGAGCGCCAGGCTGGTGAGCAGGCCTTGCGTGGTCGCATCCGTGGGATTCAGAACTCCGTCGAAAGTGACATCGCCGCCGTCGATCGTGGTCTTCATCCACTCTTTGAAAACGGAGGGTGAATCCAGATTCGTAACTTCATCGAAATCCGCTTTCAGGCCGCCGAAGGCGAACTTCTTCAGCTGCCCGATATTGGTGTAAGAGGCTCCGGCAGTGCCGCCATTGGCCAGCTTTGAGCCGTAGCCAGGATAAGCGACAGTGGTGCCGAACAGCACCGGACCGAGCGCCATGAAGAAGGCAATGATCCATTTCGCGACAAGCCCGGCGAGGCCTGCGATCGCGCTGAAGGCTTTCACGACTTTAGCCGCGGCCAGCAGCGCAGTGATAACGAGCAGCGCACCGATCGGGTGCACTACGAGAACAAGCATAGCGAGAAACATGGTTTTGTCTCCTGATTGAAATTGCGAGAAGTTGTGTACGGGAAAAAGTTGCTAGAACACTCCCAGGCGCTGCAGCTTGCGGCGCTTATCGAGGGATGGAGTCGCGGTGATCAGACCCGCAGCTTCGAAAGCGTCAGCTCGATTGACCCACGATCCAGCGGCCGTAGTAGAAAATGCTGACCAGGGTGACCATGTGAACGTGTAGCTGGACGCTGCTGAATTTAAGAATGTTCCCCAGCCGTTATTTTCATCGCAACCGGAAGGATTTACCGACTGCGCGCTCCAGAGGCACCCGGCGAAAAGCGCCCCGGTCGGAGTGGTCAGCCCCGCCTGCGTGTTTGAGGTCACGCTGATATCGGAAATGATCAGGCCATTGGGCGTGCTCGGGGTAATAGAAACTCCGGTAAGATTGCCCGCGGTGGTTTGATCTCCCGTGGCTGTTGCCGTCTTGTCAAAAAACGAAGTCGTCGAACCGCCGCTCACACAAAAAAGTTTTGCGGAGTCAGCACCGGCTGCGCCGCTCAAGGTCAAGGCCTGGCTGGGACTGACCGTCGCATTCTGTGCATAGTAAGTGATGGAACACCCACCGGCCCCGGTGGTGCATACCGCTGATCCTGTGGAGCTGTAGGAATTCGAATTGCTGTCGGTCCCGCCAGTGAGCGTGTCGCCGCTCCCACCCACCCACTCGACGATAATTCCATCGTTCGACGCAGAGCATGGGAACTGTTCCGTACGTGGGAGGGTTCCCTGATTTTGGCCGGATCCAATCCAGAAAGTCTTCATCGCCGTGACTTGGATCCCGGTGGGGAACGGCGTTCCAGCGGACGAAGACTTGAGTGCGAAAGCGATGGAGTTGAATCCAGCGTTGCCGGTAGTGCTCATCGTGGGATTCAGTGCAGCGGTCGAAGAGTAGACTCCCCACTGAGCTCCGATCGATTCTGATCGGTCTGCCTGCGCGAGCGCCCAGGTTATGTTGCTTTGGCTCCCCGCCGAGATAGTGCTCTGTGCGCCGGTTGAGTAATCGTTCCAGAACATCTGGAACCACACATCGCCGGAATTGTTCGGCGTCGCCGAGCCCGCCGTGACTGTGTTGCTACTGGCGAAATGCCCGGTGCTGACGTCGAGCGCATTCGCCGTCGCCACATTCGTGCACACTAGAGCGAACGGCGTAAACCACGAATCGCTTGCAGAGTGATGAACCTGAATCTGCCGGGCCGATCCGTTGACGCCTACAGCATAGAACGCCTGGATCGTTTGGGTGTTGGTGGTGTCTTCGTTATAGGCGGCCGCATAAAAATTGTCGCTCTGATCGTCGGTAACCGTGACCGCGTCGCCCGGTGAGCCAGTTGCTCCGACGATGATCGCGTTGTTTGCGCCTGCGGTTTGCGATAGATAAATCTGAGTGTAGCCCGCGGATGGGAATCCGCCGCTGTTAGGCTCCGTCTGATCGGTAAAGAGCGAGCAGCTCGGCGTTCCGCCGCTGCCGCCTTCTGCCGTGAACGTCACAGTTTCCGCGAGCGCCACGTAGCTGTCTCCAGCAGCGGCCGCCGTCGGCCCGTCGTATTCTGCCGTCACGCCTGGCGATCCTGCACCCATCGTGCCTGTGGGACATCCGCTGGTGGCGCAGTTGATGACGAACGCTTCCATCACCAGGCGATCGCCGATCGCGAATGTCGTAGAGGTCGCGGTGCAGGTGGGCGCATGCGCCGCCGCCGTTGTCGTCAGCTCCGTGGTGTAGGTGGCCGTGCAGAAAGCGGATCCGAGACTGCCACCGCTGTATTTGAAGAGCTCACATTTGAAGCTGGCGTTGTTCGACGAAGAAGCTTCCTTCGCCCAGATGTTGCAGGTTTCCGTCCCGCTCAGAGTCACGCTGCCGGCGAACGGTTCCGACATCCAGGCCAGATTGTTGGTGTGCACCGCGTCCGTAAACTGAATCAGTGTTCCGCTCGCTGTCGTGTAGGTAATTGAATTAATCGGCGTTCCACCGAACGGACCCTGCGCCAGACTCATGCCCTGGT